ATCAGCTCCTTGACATGCGTCAGCATCAGCACCACGGTCTCTGGCCAGTTCTGCAGCGCGTCCTTGCACAGCGCGGCCACGATGTGGCTCTTGCCTGATCCGGTGGGCAGCACCAGGCAAGGATTGCCTGCATGGCCTGCCTCGAACCAGGAATAAAGCTGGTCGATAGTTCGCTGTTGGTAATCACGCAGCATTGCTATCCTTTGCCGCAGCGATGGCGGCGCGTGCCTTGTTGACTGCGCCAAGCAGGTCGTGTTTAGTTTGGAAGTATTCGGTCGCGTAAGCACCCCAAGATTCAATGTCGTCAGCCGCCTCTCCCAGCGCCTCCAGCAGTTGCGCGTTGATCGCCACTTCCTTGGTCAGCGCACCCTCAAGGCGCAGGATTCGCTCTTTGCTTTCTGTTTCCATGCTTTGCAAGCGGCGCAGTTCGGCGGCGGCTTCATGACACAGCAGACCAACAGGATGCCAAGTCGTCCCAGCTTTCCAGTCGTTGCCGTCATCCACGCCAATTCGAATGTCTGCCGGAACGGCGGCCAACAACTCCACCAGCGGCACTTGGTTAGCTTCTGTCATGTGTTCTTCTCCTTCAAGACTCTGTCAGCCCACATTGCTACCACCATGTCGCCAACATTCATGCCCTTGCAGTCCTCATCCGTCAGCCCAACCCACTGGCGCTGTGCTGCGGGTGGGGTGGTGTAAAGAAGGGTTCCATCTGCAAGCGGCGGCAGGCTGTCATAAGCGTTTACAGCGGTTGCCGACCAAGTCAACCCGGCATTGCCACCAGTCATGTGAACTCGCACCTTTGCCACAGGCTCTTGCTGGGCTGGCTGTGCGGGTGGGGTGGTGTAGAGGGGAATGGTGTATTCATCTTTAGCACCCGCCTCAACTTCCCTGAACAAACTGGTTTTGCAAGCCCCATGCTTGTTCATCCACGCCACCGGCTCCTGCACAGGTGTTGCTGCGGGTGGGGTGGTGTAAAGCAATTTGACTCGGTGCTTTGGAAATGCTGACTCTATTCGCATTGCTGTACCTATAAGACTTGTGGAAAAGCCACTTAGCACACTTTCAATGTCGTAGTCCATCGCCCACGCCACCGGCTCCTGCTTCTCAGCCTCTGCGATGGCGGTGCGGAGGGCGTAGATGGCGTCGGGCGTCCAGATAGTTACTTGCTCAACAAACCCGCTCTCCTCAGAGCAAAGCCCTTGCAAGTTCTCCAGCGCCTCTAGCGCCTGCTTCATTGCTTCGATAGTCATCCCACAATCCTCCCGCCGAAGTCCCTGCGCATCTCGGCAATAAAAGAATCACCGCTGGCACAGGCAGCAGCGTTGGCCAGCAACTCCTTGGAGCTGTAGACACCCTCTTGCTCTGGATCACCGTTGGCCACGGTTACGCCACCAACCACATAAACAGCCGTCCACTCGTCTGGCCCGTCATTTCGCTGCCAAGGCACCAGATCAGGGTGCAGCACATGGCCCTCGCAGCCGGTGCGTTGGGCCTCCAGAGGGATCGTGTCATCCCACTTGGCGCAGTGCCATGTGCTGTCCTCCTTGGCCGTGCTGTGCGCGCAGGTGCGGCAGTTCACATGCTTGGTGGTCTTGCTCTGGTGGCAAAACTTGTAGGCGTCGCAGAACTTGCACTGGTACCAGCTCGGGTCGGTGCTGATCGGCTCGGGCATGCGGTCAGACAGCGCCAGCCTGCGGCCACGCTCGACGGCCTTATCGGCTGCCGCCTGGTCGTAATTGATGCGCTCGGTGTAGATGCGGTCGTCGTCCTTGCAGACGGCAAGGTACAGCGCGCGGTCGATCTCTGTGCCGTGCATATAGAGCTGCATCTGGACCCAGTGCTCTGGCTTGCTGTCGGCCACACCCTTCTTTTCCAGGTCGGCGAACGACTTGGCGCTGTGGGTCTTGAACTCGGCAATGTGGCGCTTCTTGGGTGCTTCAGGCACGCCAGACTCGATGACGGCGTCAATGCTGCCGGACACATGGCAGCCGAAGTCCACGCGCGTCTGCTGCTTGCCTGAGCCACGCACATCGAGGCCAATCGCGCGCAGGTCCGACACGATGGTGGCCTCCTCCATCTGGCCACGCCTGAACAGGCGCAGGATGCGGCCAGGGAACTTGGGCTGCACAGCCCAGCGAAAGCTCAGCCACAGCCAGCGGTCGCAAGGGTGTCCCAACTGGCTGCACCCCATGTGCCCCCTGGGCGGCTCGGCCTGCGACTCGTGGTGCTTGTCGACCAAGGCCTGGATGCTATGATTTGACTCGGGTATCTTCATGTTGCCCGTCTCCTTTTGGTAGTTGCCACTTCAGCCCCAGCCTCGCAAGAAGCTGGGGCTTTTCTCTGCTTACTTCTTGGCCCAGGGTGGGGCTGCCTTGGCCGGCGCGGCTGCTGCCGGTGCTGCTGCCGGTGCAGCGGCCTGGAAGGTTGGCGCTGCGCCACCGTTGATGGCGCGGTAGGCCTTTACCTCGTTGCTGGCCTCGTAGGTCTTGCCGGTCTTCTCATCCGTGCGCGCTGCCCGGATCGACAGCTTGATGTTCAGGTTGCCACCGATTAACTGGTCGGTGTCTGTCACCTTGGCCAAGCCGATGGCGCGCATGATGTCGCCAAGCTGCTGGCGTCCGATCTCTTCGGCCTTGGCGCTCGCGTTCTTGATGTTGAGGTTCGAGAAGATCACCCGGCCCTGGTGGCTCGGCCCGGTGATGTCCAGGCGCAGCTTGATGTACTGACCGGTACCGTCGTTGGTGGGCTTGAGTTCAGCCTGAGTGACAGTGGCGTTGTAGTTGCCTTCAGGCAGCGGCTCAAAGTTGCCGCCATTGCCCTGTGGCAGTTCGTTTGCGTCGAAAGTTTGTCCGAGAAAAGCCATGATTTACTCCTTGGTGGTGGGTTCAATGGTGAAAGAAGGGCGGCCAGGCTTGGCCGTGATTGCTGCTGCCAGCGGCTTGGTGATGGACTCGTCGGCGGCCTTCCAGATGGCCATGTTGATCTCCGGCTTCCACCGGAACAGCGTCGAGAGGTGATCGGTCAGGCCGTGCTCGGCGGCCAGCTCCTGCACCTTGTCGGCATCCACCTTGCGGTCGATGCGGCCCACGACCTTGACCCGGAAGCCTTCGAGCGCCAGGGTCTCGGTGCCTTCGGTGTCGTCGCGCAGGTTGGCGATCTTCCTGATCTGATCCTCGATCTTGCGGCGGTCAGCGGTGGCCGAGGTTTCGTTTTCCTTTGCGATCAACCACATCTGAGCCAGCTGCTCTGCGTCAGTCACGCTCTTGATGAAGTCCTCGGTGTTCATCATTTCCTGGACATTCATGCCTTGCCTCCGATCTTGGCAAACACTGCGCTCAGGTCTGGTGCTTCCCACATGTCCAGCTTGCCGCTGCGGTCCTTGGCGAGCCAGAGGCCATCGCTGTCGCACATCAGCGCACGCTGGGTGTTGCCGTCGCCATCCTTCTCAACACGCAGCGCCAGCACCTCGTCGAAGAAATACGGCAGCGCCTGGCCGGTCTTGTTGCCAGGCATCGATGGCGCATACAGCACCCGGCCCATCTCGTCCTGCGTCTTTTCCAGCTTGGCGCTCATGTAGACGTGCCGGCCAGGCAGATCGCGGAAGGCGCGAATGATGTCGGCCATCTGCTCCTGCATCGCACCGTAGGCTTGGCGTGGGTCTTTGGTCGCCTTTTTCTCAGTGTTGAGCACCACCTCGGCGATCTCACTGATGGAATCGAGCGCCACCGACTTGAATGCCTTGGCCTCGTCTGCCTCGGTCAGCCACTTGTAGGCCTCCTGCAGCTCGGTCATCGAGGTGATCTCAATGAACGGCAGGTCGGCGTCCTGGATGGACAGCAGGCCGCCTTCAGCCGACAGAACGATGGGGCTAGGGAGGGTCTTGATCAGCGAGGTCTTGCCTGCGCCGGCCTGGCCATAGACCAGGACTTTCACACCGTTGGCAGCCAGGCTGCCGGTGGTCTTCACGTTGATTGCCATGTTGGCACTCCTTCTTGGTTGCTGCGCCTTTGGGTGATTCCGTTCGCGCAGTGGTTGCACTTTAGCATGGAACAATGTAGGATTGCAACACCCGACCAAAGTTTTTTTATAGAGGCCAAAAAATGATGACCCTGGAACAGATTCGAGAATCCTTGCGAGACCGCATGCCTGCCAAGGTTGCGGAGGCCACCGGCCTGCACTACAACACCATCCGAGAGGTGCGCGACAACCCAGATGCCAATCCGACCTACAAGGTTCTCAAGGCCTTGTCGGATTACCTGACACGCAGGGAGGCCACGGTCAATGGCTGATCTCTCCAACGTCTTCGGCGGTCCTTGGTCGCCACCACCAGAAAAGCGCGTC